CTTATATAGTCCTAATGTTCAGTTTACAGAAGCAGAGCGTTCTCGTGTATTTATTAAAATAACTAAGACTAAAGTTCTTGCCGCCTATGGACAAATTACAGATGTTTTATTTGCAAGACAAAAATTTCCTCTTAGTATTGAGCCTACAACTTTGCCAGATGGTGTGACTGAAACTGTACACTTTGATCCTAAAACTCCTCCAGACCAAGTAGAAGACGATAAAGTAGAAAGTCCTTATGGTTTTCCTGGTGATGGCAGAGAGGTTGAAAAGGGAGAAACGCTACTAAGCTTACAAGAAAAGAAACTTAAACTAGGGCCACTAGAAGATAAACTTTCTGAAGTTGAAGGTCTTGTTGAGGGAGAAGGACTTACTCCTTCTGCTGCTACTTTCCATCCTGCTATGGTTGCAGCTAAAAAGATGGAAAAAAAGATCATGGATCAGCTAGAGGAATCTGGTGCTAGTAAACATCTTCGTTCTGCTTCGTTTGAATGTTCTTTATTTGGTACTGGAATAATTAAAGGACCATTTGCTATAGACAAAGAATATCCCAATTGGGAAGAAGACGGAAGCTATTCTCCAACTATAAAAACCGTTCCGCAAGTTAAGCATGTGTCTTGTTGGGATTTATATCCTGATCCAGATGCTAATAATATGGACGATGCAACTTATATTATTGAACGGCATAAGTTACCTACATCGCAGTTAAGAGAATTAAAGCATAGGCCATTTTTTCGCAAAGAAGCCATTGATCGTTGTATAGAAATGGGAGAGGTATATAATAGTGAGTATTGGGAGGACGATTTAAAAGATTACTATTTAAATGATCATCCCGAAAGGTATCAAGTTCTAGAGTATTGGGGTCTAATGGAAACAAGCGTAGCTAAAGAATATGGTATTGACCTTCCCAAAGAACTTAAAAATGTAGAACAAATTCAAGTCAATTGTTGGGTTTGTAATAATTATATTCTTCGTTTAGTTATTAATCCCTTTAAACCTGCCCGTATTCCATACTATGCTGTACCTTATGAACTAAATCCTTATAGTTTTTTTGGTATTGGACTAGCAGAAAATATGGACGATACGCAAACACTCATGAATGGTTTCATGCGTATGGCAGTAGATAATGCTGTACTAAGTGGTAATCTATTAATTGAAGTAGATGAAACTAATCTTGTTCCTGGGCAAGATTTACAAGTTTATCCCGGTAAGATATTTAGGCGGCAAGGTGGCGCACCAGGACAGGCTATTTTTGGAACCAAGTTTCCTAATGTAAGTAATGAGAATATGCAATTATTTGATAAGGCCCGTCAACTTTCTGATGAAGCTACGGGTCTTCCTAGTTTTGCTCATGGGCAAACAGGAGTAACCGGAACAGGACGAACTGCTGCTGGTATTTCTATGCTTATGGGTGCTGCTTCAGGCAGTATAAAAACAGTAGTTAAGAATTTTGATGACTATTTATTACGACCTTTGGGAGAAGCCTTTTTTAGTTTCAATATGCAATTTGATTTTGATTCTGAAATCAAAGGAGACTTGGAAGTTAAAGCTCGTGGTATAGAAAGTCTTATGGCAAATGAAGTGAGAAGCCAGAGGTTGTTACAATTTCTACAGGTTGTATCTAATCCAGCACTTGCTCCATTTGCAAAATTCACTACTATTATTAGAGAGATTGCAAATTCAATGGGGCTTGATCCTGACAAAGTTTGTAATACTCCAGAAGAGGCACTACGACAAGCTAAGATATTACAACAGCAGCAGCCTACCCCTCCTCCAGGGCAACCACAACAGCAGCAACAGCCTAATGCTCAAGGATTAAGCCCTAATGATTTACAAGGAGGGGGCGGTGGTAATATTGGTATAGGAGCAGCACCTACCCCGGCAGAAGGACAATTTAGTGGAACAGAACAACAACCTACTCAGCAAGCTCAAAACGCTGGTCAACAACAAGCGCCAGTGGGACGCCTTCAATAACTATTTAGATTGGATTATAGTACAACAACAATCTGGTCTAGAGCAAAATATTGATGTAGTAAGTATATATAGAGCACAAGGTTCTATATCAACCTTACGTAAGTTAAAACAATTAAGAGATGAGGTGAACGCACATGGCTGATGAAATGATGCAAGAACAAATGGAATTTGCAGGACTTATACCTGATCCAAATGAAGTAGACCCTGTGAGTGGAAATGAGATTCCTCTTGGTGCTACAGCAGAAGGAGTACGAGATGATGAGACTGTTGCTATTAGTCCCGGTGAATTTGTAATTCCTGAATATGCTGTAAATTATCACGGAGTAAAATTTTATATAGAAACTTTACAAGTTGCAAAACACGGTTTGGATCAAATAGAAAGAATGGGATTAGTGGGCAATCCTGATGAAGAGCAAATACCTGAAACTACTCCTCTACCAGAAAGGGCAGATACTCCAGTAAATACTGAACAGGCAATAGCAGATACCGAAGAAGAAGTGCCTATGGAATATCAAACAGGGGGTGTGGTACTTAATGAAATTGGTGAACCTATGACCTTTCAAGAACAACCTGCCTTACAGCCTACGTATAATATACCAGAAGTACCAGAATTAGAAAATTTAACTGCTTCTCAAAAAAGTGCAATACATACTCTACAACAAAAACAGCAATCAAGGGTATAATAAAAAGGAAAGAAATATGGCTAACGGACTTTTTAACACGCCTTTATCCCCGGCTCCTGTACTACCGGCAGGTACACCTATTACTCCTTCTTCTAATCCTGCCGTTACTCCTCCACCTCCTGTATCTACTCAATTTATTCCGAAAGCAAATACTGTTCCTATTGCAGGAATAGGTGCAAATCAATATCAACAAGGATACTATATGGATGTAGGTGACGGATATTATACCTACTTCCCGCCGCCGGGAGTTTCGTCATTCGGACAGTCTTTTAGACGGGACCAACTTCCTGCCGGGGCTATTGTAGCTCCACCAGGAACAACTAGGGAAAGTGTATGGGGAAATACAGCAGGACCAGAGTTTGCAAAAAATCAAACTTATCCTGAATTACAAGGGACAGGAGGAGGATTGCCTGGAGGATATAAAGTAGAAGCTTACGTTAATAGTCAAGGCAATGTTCTTCATTTAACTACTTTAGGAGGAAAGGTGCAAGGAGGAGTACCTGCAGGATATCGTAAAGTAGGTTCTGAAGAATTACCGGGAACAGTACAGCAAAAACTTCAAGAATCTCAAATAGCCCCCACTACAAGAGGACATTCTCCTGATGCTGCTGCTGCTGGTCGAGGCGAAAATGCTTCGGGTAGTGGTGTACCAGGAGTACCCAGTACTGCAAGTAGTGAAATATCTGAAGCAGTATCTAGTGTGATAGAACATAGTATGGAAGAATCCTTTGATCATTCATTAGAAGGGGCTGTTAAACTAGGAGCACAGGCCGCCTTGGCTGCACATGGATTAACACCAGAAACTTCTATATCGATGGGCGCTAAAGCAGCAATTAGTGCTGTATTCGGTGTAGGTGCAACACCATTATCTATAGCATCTCTAGTCTCAAGAGCAGCAACACAACCCGCTCAAGCATCTGCACAAGTTATGGCGATGCGAACTATGGGCATACCAAATACAATTGGTGCAGGTAATTTCTCTCATGGGGCTGTTTATGGTGTTGATACGCCTTTTGGTATAATGACAGTCACAGACCATCCTACATTAAGTGTAGATCAAGTACATGCTTTAGATGCTGTAAAATTTGGTTTTAATCCCAATTCTAAAGATTTTAATCCTGAAAATTTTAAATACAATGATACTGGTTTTATTACTGGTATGACAGGTACGACAGACCTTATAGGTTTTTCAAGTATTAGTAATGCTTTGGGTGTTCCAGGCGCATATGATTCTAGTGGTAATTATGTAGATTCTAGTGGTAAAATACATGCTTATGGACCAATGCAAGCATATAATTCTCTTTCTGCTAAAAATCGAAGTAAGGTTGTAAATGCACGTAAAGATACTCCGTTGCATATGAAACCCCGACCTACAGAACCGCCCCCCGTCCCCCATAAGGTCGCCCAGACCCCCATCGTCGCCCGTAAGGTCGCCCGCAAGGGGCCGCCCATCGCCGCCCGTAAGGAACCGACCAGACGCTCACCGTCACCGTTCCAGGGCCATCCTCGTCTGCCCTCGCAGACCTCGCCGACCCAGCTAACCCCCGACCAGATACGGGCGGTGTTGCAGCGGGGGAAGCGGAGGCCCACAATGCCGCAGGTTATTGCTTGGGCTCCACCCAGTAGGGTCACGTATTCCGAACCCCATGATCAGCCGCCCCCGCCCGCCGTAACCGCCCCCAGCGAAGCCGGATCGGGCGTTGCTGGTCCAGGTGAT